CGGAGCGCAAGCCACTTGACCAAAAGAAAAAACCAGCCCCGCGCCACCAGCGCGAGAACCAGCTTAAAGAAAAAACCGGCTCTGCCTCTGGCCCGCGCGGAGCGCAAAGCCATTTGACCGAAAGAATAAAACCCGCCCCGCGCCACCGGCGCGCAGAAGCAGAAAGGACAGAAGATGTTTACCGCCAAACAGTTCGCCGGCACCCACTGCGGCTGCCGCTACCAGCAGGACTACCGCCCCACGCTGGGCAAAGACGGCAAAAAGGAGTCCGGCACGCTGGAAGTCATCAAGTTCTACTACGACGGCGCCATCCGGATGGAGCAGCACTGCTACGGCGAGGCGGCGACCTTTGTATTCGGCGTCTGGGCCGAGGGGATGGACGCCGACGGCACCCTCCACTGGGCGCTGCCCGACCGCCGCAAGAGCTACTACGACGAGGACTATCTGCCCCGAAAGCTGGACCGCGTGGACGAAGCGGGAAATCTCTACTTCGACGGCAGCCCTTTCCCGTGGAAGCTGGCCGACGATTTCGACGAAGACAAGCGCTGGGGCTACCCGAAATGGAAGGTGTTGCTGGGAAAACTCACCGGAAAAGGCCGGAAATGTGACTGAATCACGAAATTCGAGTATTCCCATTGACATACTAGGGAATGATATGATATAACTATTCCGTCAAATGGAATATATGCGGGCAGCGCCCCGGCCCCCTGGAAGGCGCGGTGCTCCTGCATTTTAGCAGAAAGGAACCATTCCTATGGAAAACACAGAAAAAGTGGTTTATCTGGATAACGCTGCTACCACTGCCTGCGCTCCCGAAGCACTGGCTGTGATGGTCGAGGCACTGAGCGGCGCCTGCGGCAACCCCAGCAGCCATTATAGTGTGGGCTATGAGGCCAAGGAGTTCGTGGACAAGGGCCGCGCACAGGTGGCAAAGGCCATCAACGCCTCCACGTCCGAGATCTTCTTCACCGGCTGCGGCTCTGAGGCCGACAACTGGGCTGTGAAGGGTACTGCCTTCACCAAGGCCCGCCAGAACAAGAAGCACCTCATCACCAGCGCTTTCGAGCACCACGCCATCATGCACAGCATGGCTGCTCTCGAGCGTCTGGGCTTCGAGGTCACTTATATCAAGCCCACCACGGAGGGCTACATCCGTCCGGAGGATGTCGAGGCTGCGATCCGCCCCGACACCGCCCTCATCAGCATCATGATGGCCAACAACGAGATCGGCACCATCCAGCCCATCAAGGAGATCGCTGAGATCGCCCACAAGCACGGCGTCTGGATGCACACCGATGCGGTTCAGGCTGTGGGTGCCATCCCCGTGGACGTCAAGGAGCTGGGCGTGGATATGCTGTCCATGAGCGCTCACAAGTTCAACGGCCCCAAGGGTATGGGCGCTCTGTACTGCCGCAAGGGCATCTGGCCCCAGAACCTCATCGACGGCGGCAGCCAGGAAGCACGCCACCGCGCCGGTACTGAGAACGTCGCCGGCATCGCCGGCATGGGCAAGGCCCTCGAGATGGCGACCGAGCATCTGGAAGAGCGCATGGCCCACGAGAAGGAGCTGCGTGACTACGTCATCGACCGCATCCTGAAGAACATCCCCGAGGCCCGTCTGAACGGCGGCCTTGAGCATCGTCTGCCCGGCAACGCCAACATCAGCTTCCCGGGTCTGGAGGGCGAGACCATCCTGCTCGACCTCGATATGCACGGCATCTGCGCCTCTACCGGCTCTGCCTGCAACTCCGACAGCCTTGACCCCAGCCACGTGCTGCTGAGCATCGGTGTGCCGGAAGAGATCGGCCACGGTTCCATGCGGTTCACCTTTGGCCCGCAGAACACGATGGAAGAAGCGAAATATCTGTGCGATGTGCTGGAGGAAGTCATTCCCCGCCGTCGTGCTATGAGTTGTATGTGGCTGCAGGGCCAGAACACGGCCCGTCACTTCAGCCTGAAGGGAGAAAACTAAAATGGCAGGTATGTATAGCGCAAAGGTCATGGAGCATTTTGCACATCCGCACAACGTGGGTGAGATCCCCGACGCAAACGGCGTGGGTGAAGTCGGCAACCCCAAGTGCGGCGACATCATGCGGATGTACCTCAAGATCGAGAACAACGTCATCGTTGACGTCAAGTTCCTCACCTTCGGCTGCGGCGCTGCGATCGCAACCAGCAGCATGGCCACCGACCTCATCAAGGGCAAGACCATTGACGAGGCCCTGAAACTGACCAACAAGGCCGTTGTCGAGGCTCTGGAAGGTCTGCCTCCCATCAAGGTCCACTGCTCTGTTCTGGCTGAGCAGGCCGTCAAGGCCGCTCTGTCCGACTACTACCGTCGTCAGGGCATCGACCCGGAACCCATCGTGGGCAAGCTGGAAGAGGACTGCGACCATTGCAGCGGCGAGAGCTGCGGCCGCTAA